GATGTAGAAGTTGGTGATGTCGTTAAATCCTACCAACCACTTGGAATGCCAGATGAATCTCAAAATTATTTAGCATACACCACAACAGATTTATCAGGTTCAACAACACAAGGTTCAATCGTAACAAATGTTATGAAAACAATGTCTTATGGATACTACTTAATCAATGGTAGTATTAAAACACCTTACAATCCAAATCAATTGAATAATGATGTTAGATACTTTGTTAAGAAAAGTGGAACTTGGGCTTGGAATAGTGCAGATGAATTGTCAGTTGGAGATTACTTATTAGACTCAGACGGAAATGAGGTAGAAATAACCGCAAAGACAGAAAATTCTGGTGATGTTACTTGGTATTCATTGGATGTTGAGGACATTGATACTTACTTCCAGTCAAATATATTGGTTCACAATATTCCACCAAAATGTTTCGTAGCAGGAACACCAATCACAATGGGTGACGGAACAATAAAAGGTATTGAATTAGTTGAAGTTGGTGAAGAAATAATGAATTACGATTTTGATAACGAAGAAATTAAAGTAGGAAAAGTATTATCCATTGAAACACCAACACACGCAGATATTGTAGAGATTAGTTTTGGTGACAAGAAGACAAAGAATACATTTGACCACCCATATTGGGTAGTTGGAAAAGGTTGGTCATCTTATAAACCACAATGGACAGAAAAACGATATGATATAGAAACCAAACAATTGGAAATTGCAGACAAGTGTTTAGAACTTCACAATGGAAAACTCGTAGAGATTGAAATTACTGATTTACAGGAAGATATCAATCCAGTCCAAACTTATAGTTTAGAGATTGAAACACACCACAACTATTTTGCAAATGATGTATTGGTTCACAATAAGTTTTGTTTCTTACCAGACCAAGTTATTAATATGGGTGAGGGTAATTATAAAAGAATTGATGAAATAGAATTGGGTGAGAGTGTATTGGTTTTTGATGAAGAAAATGACGAGTTTAAAGAAGGTAAAGTCAATTCTATTATGAAAAAACTACACGACGATTGTTATGAATTAACATTAGAGTCTGGACAAACACTTAAACCAACAGGAAACCACCCATTTTTATTAAGAGATAAAGGTTGGTCCACAATAGACGGACACAATCCTAATCACGCGGGTGGTAGTGAAGTTGTAGAAGTTGGTGATTACGTTAGAGACTTAGATGGTTGGGTAGAAATTACTGAAATCAAAAAGATTGAAGGTGAACACATTACCTACAATTTACTAAATCAAGACTATGAAACAATCGTGGCACACGACATAGTTAGTCACAACAGTTCACTTTGTTTCACAGGTGATACAATGATTACATTATTTGACGGAACATTTGAACAGATAGAAAAAATTACACCAGGTGTAAAAATTAAGACATATGACATTGAATCTGGTAGATTACAAAACTCAAAGGTCTTGGAAGTAGTAAAAATACTACACGATAATATCGTAACATATACTTTTGACAACAATACAAAAATTACAGCAACAGATGACCACCCATTTTATATAGTGGGAGATTCTGAGGTAGATTCAGATTATAGACCACTTAGAATAGGTGATGAGGTTTTGAATGATGAGTTAAATAAATTAAAAGTTGTTCATATTGATATTGTAAACAAAGAAGAAATAACATACAACATAAACTCTACGGATAGTGGTGTTAATTATTTCGCAAATAAGGTTTTAGTTTCTGATGAGTCTGATACATAATCACGACTTCAAATGGTATTTAGTAAGAGATAATTTTCTAACACCAGAAGAGTGTGAATCTCAAATGCAACACATAAATGATAAGGTTGATGAAGATGAATTTGTCTGGGGTAGTTTACACAATTGTAAAAACGTGGTAACTGAGGACAAAAATGTATTGGATAAAATATGGAAAATAGCAAAATTATCTAATCAACTCGTATTTAAATTTGACATTGATAGCATTCAACACTCTTGTATAAAGTTATATCCGATAGAGAATTTCAAAGATATAAACTCTCGTTTAGGTGCAGGAACATTATTCCACTCAGATTATGCAGCAGGAGACGGAAAGGTAGTTAACACCACCACCAAAATGTCTTGTGTGATATTTCTAAATGATGAATTTGAGGGTGGTGGATTACAGATTTGGAATGACAAAATAGATGCTAAGAAAGGTAGAATGGTTATATTCCCATCATTTGCAGCACACCGAGTATTAGAATTTGATAAAAAAGACAGATACACTATGATAACATTCATAAAAGGAAATACATTTAAATGAAACTAAATAACGATTTCAAGTATTCAATACAGATACCTAAATTTTTAACACACGAAAAGTGTGATGAATTGATAGAACAAATAACCACAACAGAAGAAGTTGTAACAGGTGGAGTAGGTGGTGAATGTGGTGAAGCAGCAATCATACCAGAGATACGAGTTACTGAGGAGTGGTATTTATTTGACCAACCAGACAATAGACTTAGACCAGACAAATGTAATAAAGATTGGAAGTGGTTACAGGACAAAATACATCAAGTGGTAAAGATAGTTAATCAAGGTGTATTTCACTTTGATATTGAGGGAGCAGATGACGAATTAAAACTTATCAAGTATCACCAAGGTGGATTTTATGGTTGGCATACAGACTTCAATGCCGGTAGTTGTTCTAATAGAAAACTTGTAGCAATCGTCCAATTAACAGACCCAAGTGAATACGAGGGTGGTGAAGTTCAATTTGGTATCCAAGATAAACACACAAAAGAATGGTATACAATGAACCAATTAAAAGGTTCGTTGACTATCTTTCCAACATTTTTATCTCACAATGTAACACCAGTTACAAAAGGAACACGATATGTTTTACAAGAGTTATTCATAGGAGACCATTTCAAGTGATAGAAAATTTAACACAAAAGAAAAACTTTAAGTTTGTGGTTCACAAAGATGACTTCTTAACAGAAAAAAGATGTGATGAGTTATTAGAAATGTTTAATACTTCAGAACAACATAAGGCCACAGTCGCAGGAACTTATACAGGAAATGGTGCTGATGTAGTGAACGAAAGTGTTCGTAAAGTCCAAGAGGTTAGATTTAAGGACGATGTGATATTATCAGGTGGATTTAATCTAAACAAAAATATAAATATGGCTTGTGAAATGGCAAACAAACTATTTTTTAACTTCGATATATCAAACCAACTTTCTAATATTCGTATGTTAAGGTATGAGGACACAGGTAAATACGACTGGCATTTAGACATTGGAAATGAAGAAACATCAGTTCGTAAAATAACTGCAATTGTTCAATTAGCAGATGAGAATGATTATGAGGGTGGAAACTTTGAGTTCAGTATGACTGATGAAACAGGTGAAAAGACAGCAGTTGGTAGTAGAAAGAAAGGAAGTTTAATATTATTTCCATCATATTTAGGACACCGAGTATCACCACTAACAAGTGGAGTAAGGAGTTCGGTATTAACTTGGATGTTGGGTAATGCATTTAAATAAAGTATTAGTGTTGGGTTGTAGTCGTAGTGGAACAACAGAGTTTTGTAAAACACTACAAGATATTTCATCAAAGAAGTTTATATGGGAACCAGAATTTAATCACTCAGAAAAGATAATAAAATCGTTGGGTGTAACAACATTTTTAGACAAAATGTATAATAACAAAGATACATTTGGTATTAAGTTTGGTGTATATCCAGAAAAAAAATTACATAGAACTATAATAGAATACCACGATATGGTTTTTTTCTTATCAAGAAGAAATGTTTTTCAACAAGCATTATCATTAAATCTGGCAAAGAAAACAGAGAAGTGGAGAGCAGTAGATTTTGGGGTAGAAACATTCTCACAAAAAGAAAAAGATGAATATAACAAAATTAAAGTTAGTAAAATTGATATTGAAGATATAAAAAAAGATATAAAAGGAATAAAAGAGACATCAATAAAAACTATTGGTTATTTAAAAAACCACAAAAATTCACGAGTATTATTTTATGAAGATTTATTTGGATTCTTCTCTGGTGTTAAAATAAACACAGAAGACAATTACAAAAATATTGAGAACTGGCAAGAACTAAAAACTTTTTATGAACAGAATAAAGATTTTTGTCATTTTGACTTATAAGTTTTATATTTATTTATATCTAAGGTTATTCACTATGAAAACAAAAACACTATTTGACCACATAAAACAAGTTACAAATGTTCAAAACCAATTGTATTGGGACAACATTACAGACGCCGACAAAAAAACTTGGTCAAATTATATGGTGCATAGATTTTTATCAATGAAACCAGAGTGGATAGAAGTTGTAAATGAAATACAACAATATTGGGAATTGAAACCAAAGTCGGTTTATCAATTCTATACAAATTTATTACCACGAGGAAATACATATTTACGATACACTAAATCTAAGAAGAAATCTAAGATTGAAAAGTGGGCTATGGATATATTATGTGAACACTTTGAAGAAAGTTCACAAAATATTGAGAAAACACTTGACATTATGGGTAAAGATGTCGTATATTCAATTATATCAAAGTATGGTGTAGATGAAAAACAACTAAAAAAAATATGGAGTAAATGATGGCGATTAAAGACACACCGAAAGGTATGCCAGTAGAGGTAGCATATGGAAATGCTAACGGAGATGATGATGTCGTTGGATATATGGAAAACAAATATCCCGAAATGACAAAAGAATTTAGAACTATACAACAAGAGCAATATGAATTGTTCCTAAGAAAACAACACGACTACGGACCACAAAATGTGGCAGTTGGTTCGTTGTTGAAAACCAAAGAAGATATTAAGTTATCATTGTTGGGATTATGGTTCAGGATTCAGGATAAGACCGAAAGAATTAAAACACTATTGATGAGAGACGACGGAAACTCAGTTCAAGATGAACCAGTAGTGGATAGTTATAATGACATATCAGTATATGGAATTATGGCACAAGTAGTATCGAGGGGCAAATGGGCAAAATAAGTTATAGTCAGTTCTCACAATGGGATAAGTGTCCACAGATGTGGAAACTCAACTATGTAGATAAAGTTGGAACATTTACAGGTAATATTTTTACAATATTCGGTTCGGCACTACACGAAACTATCCAAGCATATTTAGTGTGTTATTACGAACGAACAATTAAAGAAGCAGACGCTTTACCATTAGATGATATTCTATTGTATCGTATGAAAGAAAACTACAAAGAATCATCAGAAAGACATAAAGATAACTTCGAAGTTACCAAAGAGGAAATGGCAGAGTTCTACAAAGACGGATTGGATATCATTGAGGAGTTCTTAAAGAGAAAGTCAAGACATTTCAAAAAGAAAGATACTGAATTAGTTGGTATTGAAATGAATCTAAACTTCGAATTACCACAAGATATGAGATTTGTTGGTTTTATGGATGTGGTTCTACACGACAAGAAAACAGGTCGTATGAGAATTATTGACATCAAGACTTCTACAATGGGTTGGAATAAATATATGAAAGCCGATAAGAACAAAACCAATCAGTTATTATTGTATAAACACTTTATGGCTAAACAATTAGAGATATCCGAAGACAAGATTGATGTTGAATACTTTATTCTAAAGCGAAGATTATATGAAAATATGATGTATCCACAAAAAAGACTTCAGTCGTTCTCACCGGCAAGTGGTAAAC